AGAGAATTGTGCGCTATATTAAGAGGAAATCGCAGAATCGTGAATCTTATATTAAAGATGCTTGGAGCCTTGTTGCTCTAGTGCTGGTTCCTGTTGCGTTACTTTTCTCGAAAAAACTTTCACAAGCTTATACTGTAATTAGTCTAGCGAATCTTATCTCAATCATCTTTGATAACAATGATGATGAGTACGCTTGTATACCTCCTGTTCCCTTTGTTTCTGGTGGGGAGTTGAACCCTGCTGAGGAGCAAAAAGCAGTCTCGGCGCAGTTGGGTCCAGTTGTTGGTCTAGCTGCGGCAGCAGCAAGGCGAGTTGCCAGTGGTTTAGCTCATGCTGGTCTCGGTGCTGATGTTGAGGAAAAAGAGGATGGTCCTGAAATTAATCGTTTTTCTGCTTGTGATTATGATGAGAACGGCAACAAAGTGTTTAGAAATAACGACGACAAGGAAGATGTACTTGCGTCGGCTGCCGAACAACATGATTATAAAACTGCTAATCCTGATTCGAAGATTGATCCTAACTTCGTAAATCAAGCTGATCCTACTGAAGGAAACGCTGATGGATTACTGAACGGTGAATTAAAGGAACATATTAAAGGTTTGAGGGCTATGATTACATCAATGATGGATCGTTTATCGACGAGGCGTCGTCGTGCTATTGCGACGATTTTCATCATTTGTGTAGTGGTATTGGTTTTCCGTTTGCTTTGGCCTGATATTAAGGCTGCTGAGGCGTTGGTTGAAGAAGCTAAGCGCAAACGGAGGGCAAAGAAGCGTAAGGGTGTTGGTCAATTTTATCTCAACGGTTTTGGAGATGTCCCTTCTGGCGAAATTGAGTTTACTGTAGGCTCGAACAAGAAGAGGATTAATTTCAATCGTGCGGGGTGTTGGAAACTCCTTTCGAAATTTGCTGATTTGTATGGACAGGAAGGTGTCATACGCTGGGCTCTTGGTGATAAATCAGGAACAGTTCAGGCACCGGATAATGATGACGAAGATGGTGATAAGACTTTGCGTGATTCAGAGAGTAAAGAGAAGGTGGTGCTAGTTAAGCCCCCTCTTAAACACGAGTCGGCTGCGCCCAATGTGGTGATTACTAAGCCGAAAGTGTATACTGTCACGAATAAGTTTATAAATAGTTCCCAGACATGTAAAGGTACCTTAGTACAGGGGAAGATCATTACTGTCGCCCATGTCTTTGATAGAATTGGCGACGTCACGTTAACTGATGAGTTGGGTAACAATACCGTTGTTAAGGTAGGTGCCATTCATCGGGCTAGTGAGTTTAAGTTAGATTATGATCTTGCCTCTATCGAGGTCGATTCACCTCCAACATCAGATTTGCGACTGGTAAAGGTGGATCCTATTCCTGGAACCCCGGTCGCAATATTTTTTGGGGGTGAGAGGATGTCTTGCGGAAAAATTACCCACGTCACTGAAAACAATATTGCCTATGACATGACGACTGTTATGGGTGATTGTGGATCAGCTATTGTGTCTTCTGAGAGGGACGCATTTGGCATTGTTGCAATTCACGTCGCAGGTGGAAATGGCACTAGTAACTTTGGTGTCCCTGCGTCTCATGTAAAGAAGTTTTTGGATTCTTTAAACTCCAGTCGCCGACCCGGTCCATCTGGCTCCCGGGGTGCGGCGGCTACAAAGTAGAGTTCCAGCCAGAGTTAGACTATGCCGGTGTGGAGGTGGTTGCCTTCACATCGCGTCGAGTTTTTGTTGGTGATGTGGAACCGTGTGATGTTACCGCTTCAAACTTTCTCAATCGGTTTGTGGTAGAATGTGCTAATGAGGATGAGAAAGATCTCATTCGTGATGCGCGTTCTCAATACCTGCGAGTTGGTATTGGCGGTGACATGGAGTTTGTGTTATCTGATTTCTTGAGACCACTCCCGGTCGGTAAAATCGATAGGGGTGAACGTTTCTTGTCCAATTTTGTGAATCGATTTATACGTGGTGTCAAAGTCTTGTCCTTTGAAGATGCGGTTGGATTTATGACCGAGACTACTACGAGCCCAGGTTGGCCATATACTGAGTGTGGCATTCACACCAGAAAGACCGCTTTAGACTCTGGCGCTATTCAATGGGCGCGTGAGTTCGAGGAGTCGGGTTTGCATGGTGTGTGGACTGGGTGCTTAAAAGGTGAGGTGTTGAAACGAGTGAAGTATGAAGCGGGGCATACGCGATTTTTTGCGTGTTGTCCAATTCATACTCAGCTTGTTCTCCTCCGTTATTGTGCTGTATTTAATGCGCTTGTCATTCAGTGGTCAAAGGAAGAGAAGTGGCCGTTTTATGTTGGGCGCTCTCCCTATATGGGTGGCTGGAATCGCATGTGTCAAGAGCTTAATGAGTTCGGGGAGGTGTTTTCACTCGACGAAAAGCTTTGGGATACAACTTTATCGCGAGATCTCTTTCGTGTTTTGTATAGAGTGCGGAATAGTGCGTTCGAAGAATGTTTATCTGATGATAAGATCGAGTGGTTGGTCGATGAGGTCGTTGCTACCTACATCGTTACCGACACCGGAGAATTGATTCGGAAATACCAAGGAAATGCATCTGGTGCGCCTAACACATTAATAGATAACTCGCTGATTTTGTTGTTGTTGTACTTTGAAGCTTATGCGCGAGAGTATCCTGATGATTCTATGGACGACTTTTTCATAAATGTACGTTTGAATATCATCGGGGATGATAACATCTGTGCCGTCTCTCCAGAGCGTAGTAGGTTCGGAAAGGACTCTGTGATGCGTGTGATGGCTGAATGGGGGATCAATCCGCGGGTTGAAAGTGTGACACCGAGTATCGTTGATGCACATTATGTTGCAAAGAATGTCGGTGTTCATGAGTACGCAGGTAAATCCTACTATGTGCCGTTGCCTGATAGGAAGAGATTGCTGGCGCATTATTTGTACTCGACTCCAGGAGAAAATGTGTTGTTGAGTGCAATAAAGTGTAATAGCTTGCTGGTGGAGGTAGTTTTTGACGACCTGCTTTGGAAAATGTTGTATAAGTTCCAGAGCTGGTATTTAGACTTAAAAGAGGATATGTATCGGTGGTGCACCGCAGACCTCTCTCTGACCCAGTTTGATAAGGGGATAATTTGCCGTAAGAGCTTAATAATATTCCATCTTGGTTTAGAGTGTGAGATTTCAACCGATATAAAATCGAATTTTAATGAGTTTAAGTCAAAACTTAGAACAAGAATTAACATGCCAAATAAGAAGGTTTCAGGAGGGGCTAAAGCAGGTGGACGAGGCACTCGCTGGGTTAAACGTAGCGCGAACCCATCTGCAAAAACTGCGGGAGCGACAAGTAGTAATGGTGACAACACTAGCCGTTCAGTTGCACTCGCAAAAAGTTATTATAAACGCTCCACACGACCCTCTTTCAAATCGAATGGATCTACTGTCACAGTGCGCCACCGCGAGTTCGTCGGCGACATGATTTCGTCAGGCGGTGCGTTTGAATTAGATGCATTGAGAATTAATCCAGCCAATCGGAACTTGTTCCCTTGGTTGGCTCGAATTGCTGTGAATTATGAATCGTATGAGTTTAAATTTTTGTGTTTTGAATACGTCCCTACTGTTGCGGCTACTACCGGTGGTGGTTTGGCTATGATGGTGGACTTCGACGCAACGGATGAGTCGCCTGCTGATAAGGAGACTATGTTGAACTCGAAGGATGGTACCTCCGATGTGATCTGGCGGCACCAGACGTTACCTGTGAAGAAGGATGACGTTTTAACCCTCGGTAAACGTAGATACACTTTGCGTGATAATGCGTATGCTGACGACTCCGTTTCGTATCCGTTGAACACCGATGCACGTGCATTCGACGTCGGTTATTTCAATATTGCACAATATGGCACTCCCGCCGGAACAATGGGGGAGTTGCGAATCTCGTATGTTGTAGACTTAATAACACCTCAACTTTTTAAAGAACCTACTATCGTTGATTTGTCTGCAAAGATAGTCAATGATGCGAAGGATGTATCCAAGAATGAACCTTTCGGAGCAATTCCGACAATCACTGGCGGCTTGGTTAAGTCCGCAGTGAAATACATAGAGAATAAGGCTTGGATCGCTTTGCCTAAGGTTTTTGATGGTATTGTAAATGCGGTGTTTGCAGGAACTAACGTAGCTGCTCCGAATGTTGTTGTTGTAAACGATTCTGGAGCTACGATTCCTGGTCTTGTGACCACCGTGATGAATAATACTCAGTCCGGTACTACTAACCGAACGATCCAGTATGGTTTTCGTTATGAGAGTGAGAAGCCTGCTTGGTTGACAATGGATACCACCGGCTCAACAACCATTACTGGAGCAACTGCGTGGATCTCTCCATTTGCATCAGAGATCTAGTTGCTTTGTGTCTCTCTAGGGGTACGACCCGCCCCGTGTGTGCCACGTCTGTTTTAAATTTTTAAACAATAAACAAATACAGTTAGTTGGCGCTTTTTTGGTGTACGTTTTTCAGTGATAAAAACGGCAAGCTTCTCAAGTGTTATTTTCTTTCACTTGCGAAGTTCCTTTGTAGAGGGCGCCGGTAGCGGCGTACCATCCACTTGCCCGGTCTTTCTGCGGATTGATCGGAAGTCGACTTAGCGAAAGCGAAGTGCTCAGAGGTGATACGTGCGTGAGACGGGCGCCGTCCAAAGGATTCCAGGTTTTTGCTACGGCTTTCC